TGCAAGCTTGCAAGATCATCGGTAACAACAGCGCTTAAAACGCTCGTGTCAGTGATTGTGACACCGTAGATTCGGCTAAGATCAAGCGCTTCAATGAAGTCACTTACCAAAAGACTTTGCTCGTCAGTTGGCTGTGTAGACGCTTGAAACATTAATCCATACCAAAGAGCTGATTTGTTAACCAAAGCCGCTGCACACTCAACAGGAGTTTCAGCAGCAAAGCCGTCAACATTATCAACGCTAAGAGCTGAAGTGAGCTTCAGAAGACTTGCGATGTTTGTTCCTGATCCGGTAGTCGCATAACCAACTGTTGAGCTTACGCCAGTTGTGTCGCTTGTGATTACAAACTGCGATCCGTTCCAAGTGCAAGTAGCATCGGCAAGTGCAACGTTAATTACAGTCGCCACTCCGTTTAGGTTTGTTACAGCTCCAAAGTTTAAACCAGTTAAGTTTTGAGCTGCACCGCCGTCAATTGCAATAACAAAGCCACCGTTTGTAATAGCGGTCCAGTTTGATATTAATTGCTCAGCAGTAGAAAGAATTCCACCTTTGTTAAAGCCAGAAGTTGCAGTGCGAAGCCATCGGCTAATCATCAAAGTTTTAGGCTTAGGTGATTGTCCAAAGTAAAGAGCCGCAGCTTTATACTCAGGTGCAGAAGTTCCAAAATCTAAAGCAACTCCTTCGATTGTTGTGTATGTTCGGATTCTCTCCGAGCCATCAATAACGTTTGAATCTCCAGCAATGTTCAACACTCCAAAAGAGCGTCTAGCCGCCGCAAGAGGGCTTAGATTAATTACGACTCGAACTAAATTTGATACAGGTAAAGCCATTTTAAATTATCCTTTCAGTGAAAGCACTACTGTGCGAGCGGCACCTTCAGCGGTGCCTGATTTAACTTTTAAAAATTGAACGCCTTGAAAGTTTTTTGGATCAATAGCGTAAGTTCTTCCTTGAGCTACAGTGTAAGAGATCAACGTGTTTGATGAGTCATAAAGAGGCTGATAAGTGCCATCGATTGTGTCACACACTTCAAACGTCAAAGCTGTTCCTGTAAAGGCTGCGGGAAGTTTAATTCCCACAAGTGAAAATCCACCGCAATCAATTGCAGAACTGGATTGTTGACCGCTGGCAATAGTTACATTTACCGCAGGTAAGAAATTCCCTACATATCCGCTTATTGTCATATTTTTAAATCTCCTCTTCGGCTAAAAAATTAAGGTTGTAATCATCGCCGTTACTTAAAACAGTATGAATCGTTCCGTTCGCAGATACTAGAGCAAGCACTGGGTAGACGCGTTGAATTTGTCTTCTTATAAAAAGACTCATTGTCATACGATTGACCCATCGCTCATTTAGTAAATCTGGAACCCGTTGTTGAGGTCCAACGCCAGTGAAACCCATGTTCGCTGCGCGTAAAGCTTCTAAATTTTGTGTTATTTGAAAACCGTCTCGAACGAGACTTGAATAGTAAATTAATTCAGGCCCATAAAATGATAAGCCTATTTCAAGCATCTCGTGACGCTGAAAAGACTCTGAGCCATCGTTATTGATTTGAACAAAAGCATTCGCATCGGGAGTGATTGTGTTGATTCCGAATGCCATCCAATTGACATCAATTGCGGGATATTTTGGAGGTTCAATCTGCCAAGAAGGTCTTACTAGGGTGTTATCCAATCCAGATATTCCCACTAAAACATTATGGATGAATTGATTGAGAGTTAAACCGCCTGGAAGAGCTGCGGAAGAGGTAGGAACTAAATAACCACCGGTTGCGGAAGTATTCGTCATGAAATGGGAACCTCTGCTACTGCGACGCCCTCAGAATAACCAGCACCCCAATTGGTCCAATCAAAGACAGTTTGAACCTGGTATCGCTTTCCTTTGAAGGAAATTATGTCGGGATATTTTGAAGTGCCATCGGCTACAATCTCGCCTTTGATCCAAAAACTGTAAACATTCGCAGAGCGTAAAGCATCTGGAAGTCTCATTAGGGTTTTACCTGATGCGGGTTGAACGCTTCCAACTGTAACAACAGGTGTTTCCGTCAATACGTTTTCACCAAAAGTGTTTACGGTCGTTGTTCTATGAATAAGAGTGCATTCATCAACAAAGTCTGGATCCGTTAAAAGCTCTGTGACATCGATTTGAGCCATTACTTCTTAGCCTTTATTCCAGAATTAACCTTGTCCCAAAGACCAGTAAGAACGTAGGTAATGCTATTTCTGAGCTGGCCTGTAACCAATAAAGCCTTTTCGCCTTTAAAGCCTCTAGCTTTTCGAGCAGCAATTGTTGAGTCCGCCGGAGCTTCAATATCAATCTGTTGAGTAATTACTTGCTTGATTGAAGAGGTTGCGGCAAATCCCGCACGCTCTAAATACATTGTGCTCTTTGGATCGGTAAAGAATTCTTTAGCTGCTTTCCCTAAAAGGTCGGCAATTTGATCTTTAGCCAAACGAAGACCGATGCTCATTACTGGTCGTGGAGGAATGTTATTTGCAGGCGAACCATATTCGTTAATAGCTAAAATGGTTGCATTGTTTATTGGCTGCTTTTCTTTTTGATCTTTTTTTCTATCGGCTTTTTCTTCAGGAACGCCTACCAGAACCGCATCACCCGCAAAAGAACGCATAGCCTTTTTAAAAGCTTCTGTGTTGTCTACAGTGACGGTCAAAGTTGGCTTGCTCATTAAAGCTGCACACATCCTGCGCCGAACATTCGCGCTAAACGAATATATTGCTTTCCGTAGTTTGTAAGATTCCACCATCCAGCGTCTTTCTCGCTGTTTGAAGCTGAATCAAAACCAATTGAGGCTTGTCCAACGGATTTGTTATTAGCTATTCCGCCAAAGGTCCCTGGGGTTCCTCCGGCGGTAGCTGTTTTTGCGTTTTGATTGGCCATGGTAATTTCATGAGCCACATAAAGCTGAACACCAAAAGTCCACATATCCTTCCAGACATTTTCGACAGTTTGTTGCTCGGCTATAGTCGCCCAGAAAGTAATCTGAGTCGTAGAGTATTTGCATGAATCCGCAAATTCTGGAAATGCTTGTCGAAATTGCGAGATGTTCATCCTTTACCCTTTTTTCTTCTTAGATTTGACCTTTACTGTTTTTGGCGATGATTCGAGATCTTCAAGTGGCTCTAAAGAATCATCCTCAAGAACCTCTCCTTGAAGCTCAACTTCAGGAGCCGTAAAGACTTTAGTTTTTGGTGCAACTGGTTCTGAAGCTTTCACTTCAACTGAATCTGAAACAATTGAGATAACTTTATCTTTTAAGAGCGCCTCGAAGAACCAGCCAACTGTTACGTCGGCTGGAACTTCGTGCGTTCCTTTAGAATAAGTTACTGTGCCGAACTTAATCGGCTTATTGAATTTGACTTGCATACGTCACGCTTGAAATAATCCTTACGGATTAGATCCCGTCCGCATATTGAACAGTTTCAGGGTAAACCAATTCGATTCCACCAAATGCCCAAATGTAAGGAGCGATGTAGCGAATACCTTGGTAATAAGCTGTTTCACGACGAATAGGAACCATAGTAAAACGTACTCGGTCTTCTTCGTTTGTGTAAGCAACCATACGATCAGTTGAACCAGCTCCGCGACCAGTCAACCATTTTACAGGTTGAATGTTCAAAGCTTTTCCATTGATCTTTAAAGAGATGCTGTTTTCTTCTAAGAATTTCAAGATTGAAACGTTTCCAGCAGAGCTAACTTTTTGCGATGCAATGTAGCTGAATTGGAAAGGAGGAAGACGAAGCTCTGATGGACATACTGCAAAAGCAGACGCGCTCCAAGCAGACTCAACAAGTGTGTTAACGTCAGCAAGAATTTCGTCAGGAGTTTTAGTTGTCCAAGCAGGTGTTCCAGCAATACCGTTTGCAACAGTGCCAGTAGTTACAGAAGCATCGTTGAAAAGACCAGTTACGACAACATCAGAGCTACCGATGTAAACCATTTGATCTGTATTCATCTGATACAAGGTATTCATGGCAGATAATTTCTGAGTATCGATAGGTTGGCCAGTTAATTGCGAACGCTCAAGCTCTACGCTTGTGTAGCTGATCTCACGACCAAGCAAACGAAGAGGAGTAGCAATTTTCTCACCATTAACGCTTACGCCTTCGATTGCAGTTGTTTCTGCAGAGATCCAAGGCATGTTGCCACCGCTGCTAGCAGTCGCAGGGTTGCTCAAAGAACCACCGCCAGCAAAAGCAGATCTAATGTAAGAAGTGCTTTCGTTTGACATTGTGATTCCTGTGCGAAGTTTAATGTCACGACCCCAGCTCACAGATGTGAGTGGCTCGTAAAGTTTTGGATCAAAGTTTTCAAGTTGGTTGATGTAATAAGCAAGCGCACTATCTTTAGTGCGGAATCTTTGGCCTTGGCTAAATTTTGACATATTCTTTATCCCCTTTTTCTTTCTTATCGTGCAACACGGATTTCAGTGTTGTTGTTTGCGTCTTTTCCATCGACTGCCCATGTAACGTTTTCCAAAAGGATAGCGTTTGAACCGTCATCAGTTGTTCGGAAAGATCCGACAGTAACACCACCGTTTGCAACAGTTTGAACGTAAACCGCTCCACCGCGTGCAGGTGTTCCAGAAGCACAAATAACGCTAATGTATCCACGAACCAAAAGTCCTTGGAGAGCATTAGGGTTAGGGATGTTGTCTGAAAATCCACTTAAAGCGTTTCCGCTAATGGAAGGAACTTCGCGAACGAGAACGCCTGCAAAGTCTCCAGGGACTTCTGCGCCGCCGTTAAATTGTTGGATTCCACCAGAAACGTATTTCATAGGAATACCAAAAGATTGAGCGTAAACGCTAGAAGCAGCAACAAGTTTTGCTGGCTCAACGTTTGATTCGTCAACGCGGGTTACATCTCCAGGGACTCCGGCAGGGGCACTATATAAATAAGCTGTCATAAAATTCTTTCTCCTTTAAATAAATTTAGATTTATTTTGATCCGTATTTTGCTGCGTTGATTTCATTAATCTTTTCAGGTGTCATAGCTCCCGCTTTAACGCCAAGATGAGACATGAAATCACGAGTCATTTTTGTTTTTGATAATTGGTTTTCACGTGAAGCTTTAAGAACTTCAGATGCAGCGATGAAAAGTGTTTCTACTTTATCAGCCGAATCGAAAGCAGGAGCTTTTCCACCAGTTAAGGATTCAATTACGGCTTTACCGTCTTTGGTTCCATAAGCAGCTTTGAGCGCTTTAGCTTTTACGTCTTTGCAAAGTTTAATTCCAGGAGCGAGGATTTCTGCACGTGATGCAGTGTCGCCTGTCATTTCTTTCTTTTCTTCTTCTTTGTCAGCGTCGCCAACAAACTCTTCAGCGCCTTCTTCTAATTCCTCGTCGCCCATTTCAGCTTCAACAGCTTCGCCTTCGAGCAATTGAGCAAGCTTAGCTTCGATAGCTTTAAGGCGATCTTCTAAGCCAGGAGCAACTTCAGCGTCTGCAGCAACTTTTTCTTCAGCTACAACAGGCGGGTCAACAGGAGAAGCATCGTCTGCTTTTTTCTCTTCCTTAGAGCCCATTTTTGCGCTGAGTGCAGAGACTTTCTCGCCAAGATCTTTGCAGATTTTAACAAGCTCATCCATTGCCATAGCGTCGGTGCTCTCGTCTTTCTTTTCTTCGCCTTTTTCCGCTTCATCAATTACGCGAGCGGCCTCGTCTGCTGTCTTAGCAAACAGAGTCTTTAGTTTTTCTTGAATTTTAGTCATTCGGGACACTCCTTTATTTTCTTTGTGATCTCTAATTGCATACGCAGCTCCCGCTCGACCTTGATCGACCAGTGCGACGTGATTACCTATGATATTTAACTGCTCGCCTTTTCCGCGTGCCGTCTCTTTGTATTCAGCCTCATACCCGCAAGAGACTTCGCGAAGGCCTGATTTAACAAGCTCAATAGCCTTGGCGCTTGTCACAAGAATGTCTGCAACAAGATCATCCTTTTCTTCGCCTTCACCGCGTCTTACGTTTTGGAGATGTCCATTAGCAAGCTCGCTCCAGTTCTTAGGATTTACAAAATCCTCTGGATGCTGAATCGTTAAAGGCTTCCCTTCAAATGATGCGATAGTTTCAGGTGCAAAGACTTCTTTCTCTGAGCGAGAAATAATGACCTTTCCATCTGGACCGGCATCAATAGGAGTTTCACCCGAGGCATAAACCATTTCGCCTATGCGTGCGATTGGCACGTTTAAGCACAATAGAAATCCTTCGGGTGTTTCTTGAATGTTCTCTGAAAGTTTTAGCGATGCGTAAAATTTC